AATTTTTTTACTTCTTCTGTAAAAGGTTCAAAAAGTATATCCCAAATAATTGTGCCAAAGTCTGGATTCTCAAGTTTTTCCCCTTTACGAATGTAAAAGTGATTAACAATGTCTTGTTTTACTAAATCAATATCGTATAACTTGTAATTATTTTTACTTTCTTTAGAGCTAAACCCCTTATAGGTAAACGCTGCTTGACTATCGGTGACCGTGGCTGTTAGCGATGCAACGGATTTTTGATTATATAATTTTGCCATGTGATTCTTCCTTATGCATCTCTATCTGTATTTTTAGCATTAACAACCGTAGGAGCATTGTTTTCGTGCAATGCCCAAGGCTCGTGCATAGGTATCCTACGCATAATACTATCCAATGTTCCGTTTGAATACCTCTTTTTATCGCCCCATTTAGACTTAGAACTAGTTTTAATATTCTTATGGGTGGTCAATTCAATGGCCGCAGTAGCTTCTTCTGCTGCTGGCGCTTGAGGGCCATTCAAATCTATTTTGCCGCCGGAGAAAATTAAATTTGCTGCGCCAATACTAGCATCACCGCCAGCAGTAATTTTTGTTGCACCACCGCTTTTAAGATCTAGTGTGCCGCCTGCAGACATTTTATTATTACCAGTTGTTTTTATATCTAAATTGCCGGTTGTTGTTATTTGTCCATTGGCTCCGACAACTAATTCTAGATTAGTAGCAATATCAGCATGTAACCTTCCAGTCACTGCTTTTAAATTAATATTGCGACCGGCTTCTAGGTTGATGTCTCTGTCTGCTCGAAAGTTTAAATCATTTTCTGTATGGATACTAACACTATCTTGAGCAAAGATATCAATCTTTCCATTACTGGTCATTTCAATCCATGTTGTGCCGCGAGCATTGCCAATATAAATTATATCTTCAGAATTGTGTAAAAGTATTTGATGCCCTGTTCTAGTTCTAACTCTAAAATACTCGTTGTAGGGAATGTTTACATCACCTTTTTCTTTTGCAAGCGTGTCTGCATATTTTATAGGGCCGGAGCTTGCCGGAGTCTTTCTTACGTATTGATCATCACCGTCATCGAATACTAAAGTGGTTCCGCCAAGTCTGCTTACCGGAACTGCTGATGCACTCTGTGTTTGCTTCTTACCGATAAATTGTTTTTTAGCATTAGGTCCTCGGTCAAACGGGCCAGGTGTTGAAATTCCAAAAACTGAATTAGGAATACTACGTCTGCTAGTTGAAGTAGTCACTCCTCGTATATCATCCTCTAATAATCCTTGCTCTAGAAATCTATCAGCAATAGGGTGTACTGCTTTTTTAATTTTCCCCATTTCTAGTTTTTTTTCTAGGTCGTTAGTTTTTCTGTTTACTTCTGCCACAGGCAACGGTTGAGTTGTATCGTATTTTTTCTTATCTTCAGGAGTTAATTCTACTTCCGAAGAACCTCCTATAGCAGGAACCATTTGATTGCCAAATCTACTAGGCACGCAAGCAAACCAATAACCGTCTGACGGTTCACCATCGATGAATGCGCAGATTACCGTGGTGCCTATTTCAGGAGTTGGAAACCACATACCGTAACTTTTTTGTGTATCATTAAAGTCGGCTTTGTTTAATCCCATATGCTCATAAGCTGTAGATCCGTAGAAGGGTGGAGCGTATTTTAAATTATATGTTTGACCAATATCTCCAACCGTATTTCCTACATTCCTTAATAAGGTAACTTCAATTCCGCCCATTAGAGACGGATCTAGATAGCCTACTACCTTGGCTGTCATTAGGCCGGTTCCAAGTTTACCAGATTGTGGATTTGAGGGCGTTCTGCTTTCGATTGTCATTTATGATCCTAAATATATTGACCTTGATCGTCGCCGTAACCTGAGGATTCAGCGGCCGTTTCAATCGGGCCAGTTTTTGGCGGTTCAGGTTTAGTAGTATCGTACAACATTTGATTTTGTTTGCTAATTGCTTCGGAGCCGGAAATGAAGTCACTTGCTTGACCCTGTAGTCTAATTAATTCTAATGTTTGCTGAAAGGTGCCTCCGCTAAATTTGCTGTTAACGTATGCAACTTTATAAATTCCGCTGAACGGACTTACCCACTCGCCTTTTGGAAAATTATATAGTCCGCCGCGGCCTGATGTTCCTAAATTAGGCTCTACCGGGCTGCGCCAAGTAAGGTACACAAAAATTTCGCTGCCTTCCCAATTCATGCTTCCGCCTGAGGTAATTTGATTGTTGGGTCCTTCTTCGCCAAGATAGTTAGAATTGATTCCGCTATCGCCAACAAAATATAAATCGCCAAGGATATCAATGTTTACATTGGCCAAGTCTTTTGATCCATTTAAAAATGCGTTATTAAAGGCATCTGCAACAACCTGTTCTACGGTTTTATCACCTGAAGCTGTTCCTGTTTTAATAGAATAGTCAGGCTTCACTGAAGAGGCTCCCGTTGTTGCTGTTACTCCGCTAGGAGCACTACCTGTCTGTAATTGTGCTTGATTTTTTTGTTCGTCTGTTCCGGCCTGAGTATCTTTATTTGCAATGCTGCCGTGCTGATTTGGCGGCCTTGGCATTTGCCCTTGATACCACAACGAGTTTAGTTGTATGTCAAATTTTAATATATCATTGTTCTGACCGGTGTAAAGATAATCATACCGTTTAGCAATTATTTTTTGAATACTAGATTGCCCAGCAGGGGCTGCGCTAGGATTTTTAAATGTTCCAGAATTAACTTTGTAAGGAACTACTCGGTAAACATATTTTTTAGCTCTAACGTTTCTTTTAGTATCATATTTTAAAAGCTGAATTTGACAATCTAGTCTAAACCAATCTATCATACCTTCTTTAATAGCTTCTGGCTTTAGTGCATTTTCTGCAAATTTAGAACTTAAAATGATACGTTGAATAACTTCGCTGATTTTCTCTTGTTGAGGAAAAGTAAACAATCGAAGATTAGTGTCGATTGACATTTTTTCCTTAACAACTTTTTGGCCTGCTTCATCAACTACATCGCTTTCTGATTTGAATACATAGTTACCGCCAGAAGTAGCGTCAAATCCCATAGTATTAGAATCGCTGCCAATTGGCCCTTGGCCAAAATCAGTTTCAAAGAATTGTGGATTAGTCCCAATGAAAGATTCAAGTGCCAGTTGTTTTTCAGGATCAGCGGTGGCTCCTAATGTTGAGGCATCGCTTTCAAAGTTTTCAATTCCTACACGATCGTATGAGTTTACTGGAAATACTATTTGATATATGTCTGGATATTGTTGTTGTTTTTTATCAACTAATTCTTGTTGGATTCTATTTAAAGATGCACACAAACTCCTAGAACCAGACGATAAAACACTCTTACAAGTTTCGCCAGTGATCGAAATTTCGTTAGGCAATACATTTACTAAATCGCTGAATCCTGAATAATGTAAAGGCATTGCTGTTACTTTATATTTGCTACCGCCTTCGTCAACTTTAAATTCTACTTGATTAATTCTTATTGTAAAATATCGAGTTAACTCATTACTGGCTATAAACATTGCTCCGCTATCTTTATAGCCTTTAAATTCTAAAACTAACAGATACGGAGTAACTTCTAGATAGCTAGGATATCCAGCATTCACTGCTGCTGTTTTCATACTTTGCAAGAATAAGCCCATACTATAAGGCTCGTAGACGTCAAATGTAATATTAAAATTATTTGTATTTCCTTCTTTAGCGCCCGGAGCAACGTTATGTTTCATTTGTACGTTGTCTATAAAATACTCAGGAGCGCCATTTACCGTATTTGCTCTTTTTTCATCAAACCGTCCTGCCGACGATAAAATTATATGAGATAGCGAACCTATATTATTTCTGTAGGTATCAGGATTATTAAATTGATTTGGCTCAAGGCATGCCATTGTCCATAACGGTGAGTAAGAAGCAAATTGTTCTAACACATTTTCATATGGCGGGCCACCGGCAGGAGGTTTTATAAATGAAAATTCAACTGGCGGAATTCTGGTAGGGTCTGGTTCCCATTGCTT